ATCTATTAATGGTTCCGCAGATGCATCATCTATATATATGTTCTTTCCTTCTGCTGTACCTTCTATTTTTGTTATGTTCTCTACTGATTGCTCTACTGATGATACTTTACTGGTTATTCCATTTACGTCTTGCTCTACTTTGGTTAGCTTTTGTGTGTTCTCTGTGGTTTCTTCGGTTAGTTGAGTTATTTTTCCATCTATCTGATTAATATTTGACTCCACTCTTCTGTTTATAGTTCTTTGTGATGGTGTTCTAGTAGTTGTTTCTTCTTTTGCTTTACATTGTATTTTGCTTTCAATATTTGCAATCCAACGTCCTGAAAATTGCATTGAACCTTGGTATATTACATTTTTACCATCTATAACAACGATATCTCCTGTATCTAGTGCTGGGTCTATTATGCTTTCGCCCTCAAAACTGTAAAATTCTAGTCCTTTTAATGTGTTATAAATATTATTGATTTGATCTTGATCAACTATGTACATATTGTCTTGGCTGATATAAACTGTATTGCCTGTTGTATCTCCTTTTTCAAATAGTTGTATTCCATCATCATATCTTACACGTGTTATTTTAAATTTTTCTCCCCATTTAAAAGTCTTAAATAACTTTAATGGAAGTGTAACTGAACTTTCTCCGATTGTTTTTATATATAGTTTTCCATCTCTACCTATTACTGCTATTCCACCAGCTTGTTCTGCTATATAACTTAAATAAGTTCTTGCTGATACTGTATTGTCGTACACTGCTATTTCCTTATTCATGTTCAAAAAAGAAGTAGAACCGAAGTTCTACTCCTGCTTTTGTACATAAGTCTTGTAGTACCTGTATTATTTTTGCTTTTCCATTATTGCTATTTATTAGTGTTTTTCCATTATAATTAAATTCAAATTTAATCATATTATCGCGTAATTTAAATGTTACTGTGTAATCGTCTTCTTTGCTTATATCATCCACATTAAATACTCCAACAGGTATTATTTCGCCTGTTATTCCACTCTTGATTTCTACTTTGTTTATAGTTGCAGGTATTACTGATTTATATAATTTTAATTCTATGCTTTGTGCTTCTATACAGCCCAATGTAAACTCATCACTTGAGAAAGCTTTTTTCGAGGGTTTACAGTCTAATATATATTTAGAATCTATCTCCGTGTCATTTATGTATACTTTTAATAAATGAGTTACATTGTATACTTTAGACTTATAGTTATTACTTGTACTATACATTAACTATTTGCCCCCTCTACCGCTGTTTTTTGTGCTTCTGTTAATTCTTTTTGCATTAAATTAAAAGAGCACTTCCATTTTGTTTTGGAAGTACTCTTTTCTTTTTCTGTACTTATCATTTCGACTTTTCTTTTTGATACTCTAAACTTTGCATTTTCTAAAAAACCTCCATTTACTACTGGAACTTTAACATCCAATATAAATGGGTTTTTATATGTCTTTTGTATAAGTTGTTCTGCTTCTTCTTCTGTGTTAAAATCCCATGACATAGAAAGCTTTAACATTCCTACAGCTATGGGATTATCTATTAAAGAACCATCAACAATAGAAGAATAACTGTCTTTGTCTGTATCTTCTATGTCTGCACTATATGTTGACGGTGTCGGTAAATTTCCCGTATCTCCATGTTCTTTCCATAACATAATTTTATCCTCCTACTAATGCTTCTATATCTTTTCCTGATTGTCTTTTCATATCTCTTAAATTGTCTAATAATATTTGTCCTAGTTTTGTACTTCCTACGTTTACTGTAAGATTTATAGGTCTATCGCTATTTTCGTTATTATAATTTGATAAAACATCTTCAAACGTTTCTCTCATTATATTTTGTGGGGTTGTTATTTCTGGGTTATTGCTTGCTCCTGCATATTCTCCGAAAATTGCTAGTGTTTTTTCATAAGCAACATTCCCCTTTGCTAATCTTGGTAATGATACTTCACTCATATAGCCGATGTTAAATCCAAATTTTTTTCCGCCCATTCCTGGAACCCAATCTGGAATGTCGAAGCTTAAATTATTCATTACTGATATTACCTTATTTATTCCTTTTACAACGCCATTGGCCATACCCTCAATTCCACCTAAAATAGAGTTTATAATTCTTTTTATTGTGTTCCATATTCCATTGAATATATTGGTTACTGTAGTTTTTAACCCATTCCATACATTATTCCAGATATTTTTTATTCCATTAAGTACGTTTGAAATAGTATTTTTTATTCCATTTATTGCATTTGATATTATTGTCTTTATTCCATTCCATATTGTATTTGCTAACTGTTTTATCCAGTTCCATACGGTATTCCAGATATTTTTTATTACATTTAACATGGACACTATACTATCTTTAATAATATTAAATATTGTTGCTACTGCTGTTTTTAAAGCATTCCATATACCTATAAAAAATTCTTTAATTCCATTCCATGCTCTTTCCCAATCGCCAGTAAATACTCCTATTATAAAATCTAATAAACCAGATAGTGCATCTATCACATAGCCAATAATTTTAATTATTTCTGTTACTGTCGGGGTAACTATATTTAATACAAATTCTATTACCGGGGATAAAAAAGATATTATCGAACTTATGGCCGTAACTAATTTAGAAATGCATCCTAATAATTTAGAAAAAGTTTCCCTTCCTCCATTGTCCCATATTTCCTTTAATTTTTGTGTTACTAATTCAAACCATCCTGATAGTGTTTCACATATTCCAATTATTGAATTTGCAAACTCTTGAAAATTTTCGCTTGAAGTCCACTCTTCTATTGTTCTATAAAAATCTTGAACTATTAAAAGTAAATTATTAAACCCATTCCACAATTGTTGTATTATTTCGGTTCCGCCATTGTTTTGCCATGCATTTGCAAACGCAGTATTTATATTTCCTATAATATTAAATATGGATGTCAACGCCTGAAAATATATACCTAAAGTTTTTTCGCCCGTTCCATTTAGCCATACTTCTTTAAAACTTTTTCCCATTGTTTTTATTAGTGTTATATTGCTGTTAAATGCATATTCCATACTTTTCAGTAATGGTTTACCATATTGACTCCATGATTTTTGTATAGGTTTAAATAATAGTAAGAGCTTCTTCTTTATCTTATCAACCCATCCCATCATTTGATTATCCATTTTTGATAAATCAAAACTAGGAGCTGTTGTCCCTCCACTTCCACCATCCGAATTATCTTTGTCCGAAATATTATTTATTTCACTATGGACACCTGCTAACGCTTTTGTTTCCTGTTTCGCTTTTTTTGCACTTCCAGCCATGTTAGCATATGAACTTGCACTTGCTTTTGCAAATATATTTACTCCTGTTAATACATAAGCAACACTTTGAATAGCTTTCATTAATTGATATACTAGATTAGTGACAAATTGAATTACTGGTGCTAGTACACTACCCATAGCATACTTCATATAATTTATGTTTTCACTTAATTGCTTTGCTCCTGCATTTTGGCTAGACAGCCATGCATTTGCACACCCACTTAATATTGAATAAATTCCTCTTAATGAAAATAATGCCATTGCATATTTTAAAACATGTCCTAATCCGTTTTTTAAACCTGTTCCCATTCCTTTTATATTATTAGTTATATTTTGAGTGACTTTAGGTAAACCTTTAAAACTGTTTTTCATCTTTGATATGCTTGGCTTTACTTGGTCTATTTTTTGTTTAAATCCACTAAAAAAGCTAGTCAATTTTCCTTGACTAATTGCTGTTTGATTTATTTCTTGTTTTAATTGTGTCATTTTGTTTTTTGTTTCACTAAGTTGTTTATTATACATTTCTATTTCAGTATATAATTTTTGTGCTTGATTATTTAACACTGTAAAATCTTTATTGTTTCCTAATGCATTATTCACTGTTGTATCCATTGCTTTATCATTAGGGTTTATTCCTTCTGGTGTTACACTTTTTCTAGTATCATCCACAATTTTATCAATCTGAGGATTTATTACGTTTAATTTCATTTGTCGAGCATTTATTTTTTCTTGCAAACTATCTATTTGTTTTTGTACTTGAGATATTTGTTTTTGTGCATCTTTATTATTTACTTTTATTGCTATTTCATTGTTTTCTGAACTTTTCTTTAAATTTTGCATTTTCTTTTTCATAAAATTAACTGCTTGATGTAACTTACTTGTCATTGCTCTAGTATCTACTTTTGAAAAAGCCTCTTGTGCTTGCCTTATTGTTTGCTTTATAGTTGGTAAAAACTTTTGAAACTTTTTTAAAGCCTCTTCTACTTGTGCTGTTACAATTATCTCAATTTCCTCTACTGTCATATTTTCACCCTCTTTCTTTTTAGGCATAATAAAAAGCACCAGATTTAATCTGATGCCTTCATAAGTAAGTGTTTTTTTTCTTAATTATTTTAGCAATTCCGCTTTTTTTCTTTCAAATTCTTCGTTGGTTATTATTCCATCTTCACACAATTGTTTATATTTCCTGATTTCGTCAGCATTTGAAATATTACTGCTTATCTTATTGTTTTTTTGCTCATTTCTAGCTTTATTTATTGCTTTTTTTATTTCCTCATTCAAACCTTTTCTTAATATTTTTATTATAAAAGTTTCTGTTATTCCATTAACCCTTAATTCTCCTGTTTTAAATACACTTATGTGTTCATCAATTGATTGTATATCTTCTATTCTTAACTGTTTTTCATTGGTAGTCCCTATTACTGAGTTACAAAAAATTATTCTTTTATTGGTTATTACAATCACTCCACTTAAAGTATTTTTTATTTGCATAGCTCCACCAAAGAAATTTTTTTGATTTCTAAAACTAGTATCAGTTTTTGGACTTATAGAAATATTTGTTACTAATGCATATAATACTTCTTCATTGCTTTCAACTAATTTTTGTGCTTTTATAATTGCACTTCTATTAAGAATGTTATAAGTCTTGTTATTTTTTACATACTCTTCGATATTCATAATCAATCTCCTTTTATAATTATAATAATTTGCAAGTGCTTTTATCAGTTGTTTCTTATATATAATAAGGATTTGGTTTAAATAACAATGCTATAAAATCTATTATTATTCCTACTCCAAATAATCCACAAGTAAATAGATATAATATTCCCATTCCTGTTTTGCCTTCATAGAACTTGTGTGCACCTAGAAATCCTAAAAATGCACAAAGTATTATTGCCACCCATTTATTTTTTGGTCTACCAGATACTGCTCCAATATTCTTATTCATATTGGTGTTAGTGTTTGCATTATTTATTACAACCTGAGGTTGTTCTCCTTTTAATTGTTCAACTTGTCTTCCACAGTGAGTACACATAACCGCATCTTCTGGAATCTTTTCACCGCAAAATTTGCAGAATTTAGTTTTTATTTGTATATCTTCCATCTTCTATATCTCCTTTTATTATATTATATAAAGAAGTATAGCACTTTTATTCATGTATTTTTGTCGAAACTTGTCGAAAAAATTATTTTTTTTCTTTTATCATAAGAAGTCTCATCTTTTTTGTTATTTCTTCTGGTGACTGAATGTATTCTTTTTCTTCATCTTGAAATAAATTTTTATAATTATCTCGAATAGGGATTATTTTTGGATTTCTCGATAAGCTATCTGCTCTTATTAATTTATTTGTTACCGCTTCCTGTAAATTAATCTCACGTTTTAAATCGTCAGCATTTTTAGCCAAATGAGTTTGGCAATAAATATTGATTTCTGAATATCTACTATTCCAAAATTCAAACGGTTTCATATTAAAATAATATGCCAAAGACTCTGTTGCATAAATCAATTCAATTAAATTATTTGTATTTTTTATTCTTAAAATTATATCATTTAGCCCCTGAAACCTTGGAATTGTTCCTCTGCTATTTTGCTCATTGCATTCTCTGCCGATTTTTGAACTAATTCGTTCATATTCATTGTTGATAAAGGATTTGATATCAACTCTTTTAGTTCTTTCTTGGTCATTTTCTTTTTGAAAAAACCCTCTTCGTTCAAAGCCTCCGCAATCTTTAAATATAAATCATTTACAACTATTCCTTCTTTTCTACAATCGTCTATAAAATCATATACTTCATCTATTGAATTAAATGCACTTTTCTCATCTTCTGTTTCTGCTAATTTTAATATAATTTTAGCCAAAGCTTCTATATCGCATATAGCATAAGCTTTTGTAAAAGCTTCTTCAAAATTTTTATTTTTTAGTAGGTTAGCTATTTCTACTATTTTTCTTGTTTTTATTACTAAATTAATTATTTTATTTTTGGTTTCTATTATCATATTTTCTCTCCTTTGCAAAAGAGAGAAGGCTTATTCTGCCTTCTCAGTATTTTTTTCTGTTGTGCTAGTTCTCTTTATGGTTCTGCTCCTAGCACTCAATTTTGCAGAACTAGGCTGTGGGAAATCCTTTGCTTTCTGTTATTTCTGAACTTCTATAGATTGTTAATTTTGATTTTAACATATCATCTATAGCAATTTCACTCATTCCTATATAACATGTACCTGTAAAATACCATGTTAGTGGTTTTCCACTTTCTGTAGCTGTTTCTTCCGGTAATTGAATTGCCCAATATCCATTTGTCTTAGCAGTTTGAACTGCTTTTAATTCATCATATTGGTCTTCTTTAAACAATATTTCTATTTCTAGATTTTCTGCTTTTTGTCTTCCTTCTGTTTGTCTTTCATCAGGAATATCTAAAGCACTATATGTTATTCCCTCTGGTGCTTTTAAAAATTCTGGAATGCTTTGTACGAAAGCTACTTGTTTTCTTTTAGTTGAATCTTTTAAGTCTGTTAATGTATCAGCATGAAATAGTTTTGTTAATGTACTTGCTTTTGGTTCTGGCATTTTTTATTCCTCCTTATTATCTTATAAAATTAAAAGAACTCGTTATAGAATTAAAACGAACTTCAAAAGTTATTGTTATACCGTATTTTTGCAGTATCTGATCATATACTGCAGGACTGGTATTAGTCCTTATTAAATTTAATTCTTGAAGTCTTGTACTAACTTCATCTGTCATTTGCATTGCTTGTCTTTGTTTTTCATTCCAACAAGTGATTGATATTTGAAATGTAGAACGAATAGGAAATGCGTTTTCTGTTAGATTTACTGATTTCAAAGGTGTATGCAATTCCAATATAGGAAATTTACTTTCTGTATTTGGATTACTTAAAATCGGTTTATTCTTATACAAATTTTCTAGCTTTTCATATACTAAATCGCTAAAGTCCTTTATACTTAAATCTTTCATTATTTGCATACCTCCTTCAACATTTCATCTAATTTTTTCTTGACTATTTCTGTATTTTCATTTCTACTTTCAAAACTTGCATCAGCCATAAAGTGGTTTGCTTTAGTTCCATGAGCAATATAAAAATCCATACCTTGAATATTTACAACTGGGTATGGCAATGCTTTTTCAACTTTACTTACTGGAATAAACCATTCTGTGTAACCACTCTCTAAAAAATGTTTTGATTTTCCAACATGTTCCATCTCAGCATTAGCGCCTGTCCCAAAGTATTCAAAAAACAAATAGGATGCTCCATTTGCCATAAATTTAGAAGGGTCAGCAAAAACCCTTCCTTTCACTTCTTTGGTTGACATATCAATCATTTCGACTAATATGCCTTCTTCATTATGTCCTTTTTCCAACCTTATAGCGTAACCTCTAATGTTTTTTAATACATCTTCTGTTATTATTTTTGCAGTTTGTGGTAATTTTTGAATTATAGCATCTATATTTTTAAAATTATGTTTTACTTTTATATTACAATTGAAATTTATCATTGTATTTTCTCCATTCTATACACATATGTACTTCCTATTTTATTTTTATCTAGTACTCTATATTCTGGAATAAACTTCTCTAATTTTGAGATATCTTCAAATGATATTCCATTGCCTTTTTGTATATCATAATTTTTAGTCGTACGACCTTTATATGTACTATAATCCACTTCACCTGTAGACTTTCTATCTAACTCGTTGACATCTTGTTGCATGTTCAAATATGCATATGGCTTTTTTTTGCTCATTGGTTTAAATTTCCATACCTTTTCCGTTTCTCCGTGGTCTTCTATTTCTTCATACTCTGATATATATACTTTTGTTAAATCTCGTAATAGCATTACTTGAATATCCTTATTGAAGCAACATCAATTTTTAATTTCTTTTCTATATCATTGAATGATGAAGAAATACTTCCTTCATTTCTTGATAAAAGACCTTCTGCACCTCTTGCATTGTATTCAGAAATAACAGCTTTTTTTATATATGGAAATAATTTTTTATCAGTTTCTTTACGATTAGAAGCATCACAGGCAATAGAAGTCATATCAGCTATGATGTCTTGTATTATATTATCTGTATCTTCAATATAATTTGCTCCTAATCTTTGTTTTATTTGTTCTAACATCTATTGCCTTCCTTTCTATCCTTTTGAGATTATTCTTGCTATAGCAATTTCTTTATGGTTATATGTATTTCCATCAGAACCTACTACTAAATCCCAGTTTGCTCCATCTGCTAATTCTTCATCTGTTGGTGAATCTGTTGCTTGATTTTTCATTAAGTAACTAACACCATGAGGAGCCATTACTTTTCTTTGTCTTTCATATAAGTAATCTCTATCATTATCAGCATCTCTATCCATTTCATGAGGTACTTTTGCTCCTAAGTCTTCATAGTCAAATGCTCCTTTTCCGAAAACATAAGTAACATACTTAGAATCTCCATATCCTGAAACTTCATAATAGTTTCCAATATTTTCAACAGAAGGTTCTGCAACTGCTGTATAATTTGTTCCGCTTTTTGTATAATATGTTTTTCCTTCTGTTAAAGTTTTATCAGAAGTTTTTGCATATATTGGGTCTCCCTCTTCTTCTGTTATTTCATCATATTCAATTAATAATTTTCCATTCCATGTATAAACATTTAGTTCTCTTTCAATTCCATTTGGGTCATTATATCTTAAGTTTGTTACTAATTTTTTACCTTCTAGATTTGTTACTATTACAGAGTTTGCTACTGCTAGTTTGAAGTTTCTTCTTCTATCTCCACATGCTTTTTGTAACGCTGTATTTAATGTTGTTTCAGCTACTGATGACTCAGTTTCTCCTGATATATCATATGTGTGTTTTGAAGCAAAAACTTTACCTGCATCTGATTTCATTGAGAATAATGCTTTTGTTATAATTAATAATACATCTTCCCATGCGCTATCCCAGTAATCTCCTAGTTGGTCTGCAACTTGACTCATAAAGTCTTTTTTAGATGTTACATCATATGTAAAGTCATCTTCATAAAACTTGTCTTTTCTACCAATAACAACAACACCTTGTTTATATGTTGGTAATGTTTTTCCTTCATCATATTTTGTTTTTCCATCATAGTTTACTGGTTTGCCTTTTAATCTTCCTATCATTGGAATTATTCCATATTCAGCACCAGTTTGTGATGCAAACATTTCTCTTATTCTATTGTTTCCTTGTAATACTCCTGATTTTATTAATAAATTTAATCTTTCTTGTGGAATTGTGTCATAATAAACACCGAATGCTCTTTCATTAAAATATTTTTTGTTAAATGTTCCTGTACTTGTAAAATCTGCCATTTTTTATACCTTCTTTCTTTTAATTTTTATATTTTGATAATTTGCAAAGTTCTTCATAAGTCATTTGACTTTCTGGTTTAGAACCTTCAATTGAATCTCCTGTTTGAGGAGCAGGTTCTTTAGAATACTCATTTATTGCTTTTTCTCTATCTGCTTTTGATACTTTTTCAAATATATCTAATTTTGAATTGATACTTTCAGCAGTTTCTCTTGAAAAATCAATAGTATCTATGTATCCTAATGAGATACCTCTTTGATTTGCTTGACGAATTGTTTCGTCTTTTAGTCTATAAGCATTTAGTTCATTTTCAGCCTTATTTGCTCTAGCTCTTTCTTGCTCTAATTCATAAGACTTTTTTTGGTCTTCATCCATTTTTGCAAGTTTATCAGCCTCTGCTTTTTTGGCTTCCATTTCTTCTAACATTGCTTGTCTTTCTTTTTGCTTTTCAGCATTAATCATCTTGTTTACTTCATCTCTTGTATAAGTTTTTTCTTTATTTTCTTCGACATTTGATGGTTCAACTTTTTCTACACTCTCGGCAGTAGATTCCATATCTTTTTTCATTTCTTCATCTTTATTATCCATGATGAAATTCCTCCTTTAACTTTTTCGGCTGAGTTATAACCAAACTATTTTGACTTTTTACGGAAGTCTAACCAAACAAAATAGACAGTTTCAAGCCATATCTAGGGCATAAAAAAAGAGCTAGTCGACTTAGCTCTTTGATTTATAATCTTAAAATATTAATAACTTATTTATTATCTTTATTCTTTGCTTTCATATATCCTTCTGCATAATTATATTTTAATACCCACATAGCTGGGCTAAATATTGTAATTACCGTAAATATAATCCAATACCAAGTTAGCATTTGTAATTTAATACTTAATATTAAAACTAATAACCACATATTATTTATCCTCCCTTGTTACTCCTTTTATAACCCAAAATTGTGCTTCTTCTAGTTTAGTTAATGCTAATGATGTTTCTCTACTTGGTTTGCACTTTAAATCAATTTCATCATAGATAATTGAGAAACATTCTCTTATATGTTGTATTCTGTTGTTTTTTTCTTCATCTACTGCTAAATATTTTGCTCTATCGTTCATTTTTTCACCTTCTTTCCATAATAAAAGCACCTATTTTAAAAGTAAGTGCATAATTTATATTTTTTTGCATAAACTATTGATTATTAACCTAATTTATAGTATAATTAAGTTAATAATATTATTGTTGAAGGTATGTGACCCCCTTTTGGGTTGCACCACCTTCTTTTTTTATCTTCTTTTTAATATTTTAAATATTTCGTTGTTTTCCATTAATATTACAGTATTTATCCAGCTTCTATGTTTAGAATAAAATAATTGCTGTGCTTGTTCTATGCTTTCAGTCCTATCTAATCCTGACTTATGTATATCTATTACAAAGTTATCAGCTTGTCCACTTTTGTGTTTGAATAAATCATAGATTGTAGTTCGAGATTTTCCTGTTGGTTCTTTTAAATCAATTTTTATATTTCCTATCATATAATCTGGTGTTTTTATATTTTGTGGATTTAATACAACTGGTATTAGCCTAACTTTTCCTCCATATATTTCTCCTAATATTTTAGCGACTTCTTTTTCTTTTTCTGTATGTTTCATTAGTACACTTTTGCCATCAACAGCATATTTATTGCCGTTTTCATCAATATAATATTGTTGTTCTACTACTTTGTAATGCTTTTTGTTTCGTTTTAAAACCCTAGTTGTTACATCTTGATACTCCATATTTAATTTTCTGTTTAATTCTTCTCTAGGCATATTGTTTTGATATACTAATGTACTTCTGCAATGATGATAATGCCCGCATTATGGGAGGCATATTTATACCGCAAGACTAACCCATAAATTTTGAATTTTTTTAGTTCTAATTCTTTTGCAGTATTTCCATAATATCTTGTAAATTCATTAGAACCTTTTATATTAAATATTTGTTCATCTAAGCTTTGGCACATTTTCGTTGTTGACTCGTCCTCTACTGCGACAAATCTAACTTTTGAATTATCTTCCGTTACTTCTTTTATTCCCTCAACTTTGGCTAAATTATTTAGTCCTATCATTTGCAAATCTGCTGCACCTGATATCTTATCATTATTTATATTGATCTTTTGATTGTTTTGTCTTTGTATTATTGTTTGAAACTCATTAGAATCAATTTCTAGGCCTTTTTGTTGTTGCATATTTAAAATTGCTTGTTTATATATTTGTTGTGCATTATATTGTATTGTTGCTTCAATATACTGTTTCCAATTAAAGCCACTATAATTTGGTTGGTCTAATAATGCAAGAAATAAAGCCATCGCTAATATTGATGGCTTTTTCTTTTTATTTACTTCTTGTTGGCCTTGTTCATAGTAATAATTTGCATCTTCATACATTATTTGTTTTTCTTGTTCTTCAAGTTTATTTTGTTCTTCTATATATGCACTATAAATTAGTAATTCTAATATTTCACTATTATTTACTCTTGTTCTTTTATAAATATTGTTTGCTAATACAGTAAAATAGCTATTATTCTTTAATAAGCCTTGTTCTTTCCATTGTTCTATATATGTATTTATTCTTTTTTTAGTCTTATTATCAGCAATATTATAGATATTCTCTGATGTAAAATTAAACGTGTCAAATAATTCTTGTAATCTGTTTTGTGTTTGTCTTGATGTTTTATTGTATAGTTGTTTTAATTGTTTTACATATTTGTCATGTTGCTCCCACATATAAAACACCTCTATTCTTCTTTATTGATTTGTTTATTAACTACTTTAGTTTGTTCTTTCTTATTATCTGCTGTTAGTTTTTGTGCTTTTTGTGTGTCTGTTAAGTCTGTCACTTTATCATCTTGTTTATCTTCTTTATCTTCTTTATTATCTTGCTCTACTCCTGCTTGTCCCATCATTTGCATTTGTTGTAAATTCTTTTGAATATTTTCTTCATTTTGTAAGTCCATTTTTGCTAACTCACTTGTTGCATCTAAATCAAGTCCTAATAAGTTTATGACCGTATCATCACTTACTAATCCTCTTATTTTTAATGCATTAGTAATCATTGTTGCTACATCAGAAGGTAAATTTCTATTTAGTTTTATTTCAATATCTCTAAAATCATATGTTTTACCTTTTTCTTTATTGAATTTTTCTAATATTATTCTCCATCTTCTTTTTAAACCTTCTTCGAAATCTCCTTCAAATGTTGCTATATATTGTTGTAAACTAAAGAATTTCTTTTCAAGTGCTGCATTATTATCTGCTTGTGTAAAACCTAAATCTGTCATATTAGGGCAAAATGAACACAAACAAATAATATCAATCAATGTCTTTTTGTGATTTTGTAATGCCGTATCGTTTACATTCTTTTCAACCCAAGCTATATCACTATTTACATCTTTATTTCCATCAAGATATCTTACTCTACTTGTTAATACATACTCATCTTCTTTTTGTCTTGCAGGGTTTATAATATCTTCGCCTTTTTCATTTTGTATAATCATCGGATTTTCTGGTGTATATCCTCTAACTTTCAATATTGCTTCATCATTATATTTAAATACATTTCTTGAATTTTGAATACATCTCTCATATGCTCTTATTAAACTGATTACAGGTTCAAAAATTGCTATTCCATCGCAATTTTCTATTGCTGTTGCTGGTATATCATCGTCCCATTTTTTAGGTTGTTGTTCTTTTATGTTTTCTTTAAATAATGGTTCATCTTTAAATTTTTGTTCATACGCTGGTGTACCAAATATTTTTCTTTTTTCAGGTGTATCGTAATAATATCTTTTTCCATCTGCTGTTGTTAATTCTATCATTTGTTGATATTCACCATTTGCCATATATGTACGAATTATTCTGTATATACCTATTAAATTCTTTTTAGCTGAATAATCCCATATAGCGATAGTTTCTAATGCATCACTTCTTGCTATTGTTATTTCTCCTGTTTTTTCGTCTTTATAGTATATTTCATAGCAAGCTCTTTTTATTAAGTAATCTAATACCATATGTAAAAAATGTGAAGCATCATTATTATAGTCATTTATATGTTTAATTAATTCTTTTATTTCTACTATTTCTTTTTCGTCATTAGTTTCATGATTAAATAGTTCTTTGATTATTTTGTCTTTATCTTTATTAAATGCTTTTACTTTATATGTTGGTGCTTTTCCTCCAAAATAACCGGCAGACATAACACTTATATATCTCTCAAGTGGTACTTTTATATCTTCATCATCTAAACTTGCTAGTTCTTCATCTGTTAATTTTCTTCTAAAATTCTCATATAATTCTTTTCTAACATTTAATTCTAGTTGTGCTTTAAAATATATATCTGTTATACTTTTTTCTTCCGCTAATCTTTCTTTACTATATCTTAGCATTGTTTCCTCCAATCAAAAAACACCTACTTTTTAGTAGATGTTATATTTATAAAAGACTTATTAGTCATTGTCATATTTGTATTTTTAGGTTTTGGATTTTCATATACCCCTGTTAAGCAGTCTTCAGCATCATCATGTTCATTTTTTCCTGTTCTTACATAATGTTTTAAATGTTTGGCAAATTCTGGCCATCTATCCTCCCAATTAATTGGAAAATAAATGTTATTCATTACTCCTGTCGAATTACTTAATATTCTTGCAATTTTGTTCTCTCCTTGATGAAACCAATTTACTTTTGTGTGAGTATTCTTTAACTCCTTTAACTCTTTTTGCACATTCCTTGCAAACCCTCTACCACCATTATTACTTTCTATATTCGCATTTCCTACATTATCTTTGGTCATCATTTCTGCTACTGCTGGTTCTGTCACTTCCATTGACTCTTGTGTATAAATAACATCCAAGATATAATATTCACTGTTATACATTTGATAGTCTATTGAGCATAAGTAATCGTCGCCCTCATCTGCTGTATCTGTGTAATTCATAATATAGTGTGCTGGTGGTAACTTATCATAAGTTTTAAATACTGTATATAATCTATTTTTCACATCGATTGGCTCTTGTTGGTAGTTAGCATAAACAATGTCTTTATTCATGTTTTTTGTTTTGAACTCGTAGTCTTCTTTACTTAATATATCTTTACACAACATTGAACCATCATCTTGTACTGCTTTATAATTTATATGTCTTACATTAGGATAATTGTCTAATATATAGCCAGCCAAATCATTGCTAGACCATCTTGTCATAATGATTATTAATTTAAATCCATTTTCAGTTCTTGATAACATTGTATTATTAAACCAGTCTATATGATTTTTTAATGTATTTTCATTATAGGCTTCTTTAGCATTTTTTATGAGGTCATCTATTATCATTATTGTACATCCAAACCCTGTTGCAGTACCTGTTGGCGACGTTGCTAAATAATTTGACACCTTACTTCCAGCTAATGCCCACTTTTTTTGTGTAGCTTCGCCATCTTTAATCTTGGTATTAGGAAATATATCATTATATACAATTACACCTTCTGTTTTTTCAGAAGCTATTGTGTCTCTTACTGATTTTGCAAATGAACTCGATAAATCCTCATTGTATGATCCTGTCATTATTTTTTCATTTGGATTTGTTCCTAATATCCATTCTACTAATTTTCCTGCTGTTCTAGACTTTCCATGTCTTGGTGGCATATTTATTACGCATACTTTTTCATCGCTCTTATAAAAATCTTGTAATTGATAGCATAAATCTTTTAAAAAGCCTCGTTCTTCTTTATAAAAATCATATGCGGTTAATTTGCAATACTCAAAGAAATCACGTCTAGCCAATTCTAAACGTGCTTGCTCTTTTATTTTTTCTTTTACATCATTATTCATTTAGTATCTTTCTCAATTCTTCTGTCGACATTCCTGAAAATGGATTATTGGTATTAACATTACCATCAATCGTTACCTTTTCTTTAAACATTCCTAAATGTCTTCCTAGCAATTCAAGAGCTTTTGTTTTATCTAATAGTTTTACTTTTTGAGTGTCTCCTATTTTTTCTCTGTCATCTCTATATCCTTCGTATTCTTCTAATGTTTCTAATGATGATATTGCCCCTGCAGTTTCACTATCCATATCAGCTATGTTTTTTAATTGTCCATTTTCTGTATATAGTTTTCTTATGTCTAAAAATGCTATTTTAGCCAGCTCTTTTATTACCATGTCTTGAGTTATTTCAGTTCTTTTTTCTCGTTCTTTCATTCTTTCTGATATGTATTCTTGAACCTTAGTATTTCTTAGTAATTTGCTACCATTCACATTGGCTGTTTCATCTTTTTTACACCTTGAATAAGCAACCTTATATGCTCTTGTTGCATTAAGGTCTATTAAATACTCATCGCAAAATCTTTTCTGTGCATTTGTCAATTGAATCACCTCTTTTGTCTGTATCTTATTTTTCTATTCAGCTAAATAGATATGTTTTTGGAATTATAGCTATAATTTCTCTACTATCTTTCTTATAAATTATTAAATCGTCATTCTTCATTTATGTTCTCCGTACATATTCTTTTATTATTTCATTTATAAAATCGTTACTACTTGCAACTATTTCGCATACATCTTCATAGCTGAATGTTTTATCGTCGTTTTGATTATGTCCGTATTCATATAGCCAAACATGTGTTAGTTCGTGTTTCAATGTCTTTATTATATTAGCTTGATCTTTTAGTAGCATTATTGTTTGAGTTCTATATATTGTTACTCCTAATGTTCCATCACTTTTCATTTCGTTATTAATTGTAGCTTCATCTACTTCTTCTATTAACCATTCCGTATTATTTATTTTAAATTTCATCTTTATCCTCACATATATTTAAATATTTACATTTCTCGCATTGTCTTTTCTCATCTACAATACACTTTTGTCTTTTCTTATTCTCATAAAATTTTCTTCTTCTATATTCATCGTCTATGTAGTTTGCTATTATACTACCTCTCATATACAACACTTCCTTTGTATAAAACACTATGTAATGATACAGGAGCTATGTTCTCCTTCGTGGTTAAGTTCTTTTATAGTTACCAATAAAACCGTAGTATTACCTGCGTTAAAACCTAAACATATTTTTTTATATCACTACGCACAACTTACAAATATAAAATTAGAGCCCACTAGAAAGCTCTATACAAATCGAAACTCAAGGTTTATACATTGTTAAATATTTATATTAACATATCTAGTATCTGTTAATACCAACTAAAAAAAGAGTCTATCTTTATTGATAAACTCTTGATATAATAAAGTATATATAAAATATACAGTGTATGTTAGCGACTTAATTTATATAATGCGTATTGATTTAATGATACGCCTTCTTGTTCTGCTTCTACTGATAATTTATAATGTAATGATTTTGGTATTCTTACAATAAATTTACCGCTAAAATCATCATATCCTACTGGTAATGGTACATCAAATCCACCTTCCAGTTTTGCTTCTATCCAACCTTCCATTGCTTCTCTTAAATTTTCATATGCTTCATCAAATGTTTCTCCTGTACTTTGGCATCCATCTAGTTCTAATACACGAGCATAAAAATAAAACCCACTCTCATCGTGAACTGGTTGAATAATATAATTATATGGTAATTCTAAGTACTCTTTAACATTTTTCATAAAAGCTCCCTCCTTTTTATTAGTGTACTCCGAAGAGTAGGATTTTATTCTCCTATTCTCCTTAGTACATCTTTAACATACACTGCCTTTAATGGATTTTCTTCTTTTATCGTAATCACATCACCTTTTGTGTTTATAAATTGTCTGTGTGATGTTCCGTTTCTTTGGTTTCATATTATATCCGTTGTACTCTAACACTTTTGCCAATTCTTGAAACCTTATTCCATTTGGCTGTCTTTTCATCTTAAGTATCAGTTTGTTAATGTCTGGCATAAATATTCCTCCTTTCACCAGAAATACATGCCTTTATTTAAGACTAAATATATGATACTATATTTGATACCATTTGTCAATACTTTTATGAAAATTTTTTATATAATAAAAGAGTAAACATTTAAAACGTCTACTCTTACACAAACAAACAATTTGCTTTAGCAAATACTTTAGCCGCCTGGTTTTTGAGATATTTTTCATATCTGCGACTCTTTATAATTTATCTATTATAATTATAACTCTTTCAAAACTAAATTTCATCCAAATTTTATCACAATTTTATCACAATTTTTCATTATTCACCTATATTTAGTACATCAAGCATACTTTTTATTGCCGTGTCCCTTATATTTAATAATTGGTTTATAGATTTTGGTTTTTGGAACTCCATGCAGTATTGTTGTGATACATAATCCCATTTAGATTTTTCCATATAATATATCTTTATAACAAACTTTTCTTCTGCTGATAGTTGATTAATCATATTTTCAACTCTTACTATTTTTTTGTCTAACTCGTCTTTCAATTTGTTTAGTTCTTCTAATTTAGTTTGTAAAAATTGCCTATCTTCTTTGTTTATGTGTCTTTCTTCTCTATGGTAATTCATTACCGTATTTAGCACTTTATCTGATACTTTGTTTGTATTACTATGTATGCTATCATAAGCTTGTCCAGCTAACTGCATATTTTCTATAATTTCGTTTTCTGTTTCCTCATATACCGTTCCAGCATATTCCAATCTTTTTTCGTATTCTTCTTTTTTTAATTGTATTTCCGTCAGCTTTGCTTGATTTTTTAAGTGATCCTTTAACATTCTTTCAACGTCTTCTTTTATGTATTGCATCTTTTGTACCTCCTACAAATATTTTTTTAGATCTTCTTTTCTGACTGCTAATGTTAACTTGCCTAACTCAAAACTTATAACTCCATCTTTATCTAATATCTCAAACTGCTTTTTTACTACTGTATCTCCATTTATCATAACCATTTCTATTTTATCCATTACGTGTACCTCCAGATTATTTGATTTCTTTTGCTTTTATATCATCTTGTAGTTCTTTAATCATTACTATCCTCCAATAATATTCTATTTTCTTTAAATGATTCGTATAAAGTTTGTCCTTTATTATTCATAACATATGGTAAAAATATCTGTTCCATTTCCACCATTTCAGTTTCCAGTATTGCCATTTGAGCATCTATCCAATCTTTTATTATTCGCCACGCAACTTTATTTGCCTGGTCAAAGGTATCTTTAACTTGGTTATTGTTTTTTCTTTGATTTTTTAAAACTTGTAAAACTCTGTCTGTATTTGAGGGTAACCTAATACCCAATTCTCCTCTGGAAGTCATAATTTTAAAACTTAATCCGGTTACATTTCCATTACTATATTCTGTCATAATCGCAGTAGCCCCATGTTTACTTAATAATTCTTGTATTTCTCCTATGGTTTTATTTACATTTATAGTTGTTGTATAATTCTTTATAGCCATTTTTCTCACTCCTTCTTTACTTTTTTAAGTGCATTAGTCCAACATTTAGTGCATCCTATACTTTCATAGTTGCAAGTATCTTCTTCTTTCTTTTTATCTATTTTTTCTGGTCCGAATATGTCTGATGGACACATATTTATTCCTCCATCGCAAAATATCTGATGACATCCCGCTTCTGTTGCATATTCTACTACTATTTGCATTATTTCTTTATATGTGATATTAGTTTCTGTCCCTTCTTTAAGTATTACTTTCTTTTTGCCTGACATATCATAAACATTACTCATGATTGTCCCCATTCTAGTAGTTTTTGTAAGGCTCTTTTTTGATTCAATAAGCATAACTTGTCTTTTTCAACTGCTTTTTTGTATTCTTCGTCGTCATCGTCTAAATATATACATTCTGATATTGCTATGTCCAATTCTTCTATTTTGGCTTTTATTTTTTGAACTGAAATATAATCTATATATTGTATACATTTATTTTCTTTATGTATTCCTTCTGGATTTTGTGCATCATTTAAAATATCATATATAATTTGTGATATATAAAATCTTCCTTGATTAAATAAGTCTGGTTTTCTTTCTTTCACGATTAAGAACTTTTCAAATGCCAAGCTTTCCTGTACTTCTTTATATATTTTATTTTCTTTTTCTTTTAATTCTTCATTCTCTTCTTGTAATTGTTTTATGGTTCTTCTAGTTAATGTATTATCTCCTGCTAATTCTTCAAGATATGCTTGTGCTTCCTTATCCAAGTTTCTACATCTATTATTTAATTCTTCATTCTCTTTTTGTAATTTAAAATAATCTTCATTATAAACTAAATGTCCATTTCCACCTTCAATTAATTCAATTGCTCTATTTTTGTCTATTTCATCAAAATTATTGTTTTCTATTCTTTCATATAATTTCATTGTTATTCCTCACTTTCCAGTAATTTTTGTAATCTATTTTTTATATCTAAAGATTTTGTGTTCATTGCTCTTAATCTTACTATTTGATAATCATTTTTTCGATAACTTGCATTGATATTTGTATTTTTTGATATTATTTCTTTAGTCTTTTTTATATCATAATCAATTCTGTCTATTATATCTTTTAATTTTGATTTTGGAATATAATCGTTTCTTAAAATCTTATCTAGCATTTCTGGAGTACATATTTTGCCAACTGTATGTTCAAAATACCAATTTCTAGCATATATCAATTTTTCATTTTCATTTAATAGGCTTTTATACTTGCATTCATTTTCATCTAATTCTGTTAACATTACACTATATTCTTTTTCTAATTTATCTGCTCTTGCTTTTTCTTTTAAATAATTATTTACTATATTTTTAATGCTTTGTATTTCTTTTTTATAATATTGTATATCTTCATCATTGTCATTTTTTACTTTCATTTGACTATATATTGCATTAATACAATCTTCATCTCCTTTTATTATTCCTTCTAATATTTTCATATCTTCTTCTATACTATTTCCTATGCTACCGACATTTGTGTCGTTACCATCACTATTTTCTTTCACTTAAAGCACCTCCAAACTCTTTTTCAAGTTTTTGTTTTTTTGTATAATGTATTTTAGTTTTTGTTATTTGATGAATTATGTCGCATATAGTTCCTTTACTATATGGAAAGGACCATCTATCCTGTCCAAAATATTCCATTCCTCTTGCAGACTTTTCTTCTAATTCGTCTATTTGTTCTTTATCTAGCTTACAATAAATTATATATTCTAATTCTCTATACATTTTTTCTACAACAGATGTGTATTCATCTAACCAATTCCAATTTATTTCTTCTATAAATTTTGGTTTTGCATATCTTATTACTTCTTTTCCACAAAATGGGCAATATT